TCAAATCAAATTCAAATGATTCTTTCCAATTAGAAAATTCCTCATTCTTCTTAGACTTAATTGCCTTCTTAATAGCTTTATCCTTAGAACCCTTCCACTCCTTCTTTGGAGATTCTAGTTTACCATCACCATCGAAGTCCTTCTTCGCCTTCTTTTGCTGAGGGAACTTACCAGGATTCTTCTTATCTTCAGGTTTCTCATCATATGTTTGACCATATGAAGTACCTGTTACAGAACTAATCTGAGGATTCTTCCGTAATTCATACTTCTTCTTGGCATCTGCATACCTACGGTATTGCTTACCTTGACCCTTTACTGGGGTAACAAGAACTTTGTCCTTCTTCTTTGCCTTCTTACCAGCAGATGGTTTTGCTTTCTTTGCTTCTTCAATAGATACTTCTTCGTTTGCCTTAGACTGACCCTTTTTGAATTGCTTCTTAAGTCCTTTCTTAAGACCTGCAACATATCCTACCGCTTTAACTGGTAGTTTAACTGCTGTATCAGCAACTTCACCTGCTGCACTAAAAGTCTTATCAACTGCTGAACCAATAGATTCTTGTTGTGTCTCTTCGTTTGCTTTGTTTTGACCTTTTTTGAATTGCTTCTTAAGTCCCTTCTTAAGACCTGCAGCATATCCAACTGCCTTAACAGGAAGTTTAATTGCTGTGTCTGCTACTTCACCTGCAGCACCAAGAGTCTTATCTATTGCAGTTCCAATAGATTCCTTTTTAACTTCTTTCTTATCAGATGGGAATGGTGAATCCTTCTTATCTCCACCTTGACGCTGACGCTTATTCTCTAAACGACGAAGTGCAGCGAATATCTCAGGAGGTAATTCTGGTTTCTCAGATATCTTTTCAACTTCTTCCTTCTGTCCACCACCAAAGAGCATGCCTTTAGCAAGTTCTTTGACAGGACCAGAAGCACTGGAGTTCTGTAGTGTTTGGGTATATGCTCTCTCTAGAGGAATGCCATCCCGTCTTGCTTTATAGCGAGTGTCATATGCTAACTGCCTTGCAGCTTTTTTAACCTGATCTTCTGCAGTACCACCTTCACTGTCACCAGACGCTTTTTTCTCCGTGCCAGCAGTAGACTTTGGTTTGATCTTAGCTTCCATCTCAGTAAGATATACCTTATGGAGATCAGTTACGATATGCTTTAATGTCATTATTCTAAAGAAACTTACCTTTCCTTACTGTTATTTATGTTTAGGGAAATTATAAATCTTTTTTGTACCAGTCATTTTCATAACATATTTTCGCAATGCATCTGTTCCAACTTCCCTATTAGATGAATTGGGTTCACCAGACTGATCAGTCCATTCAACAACATCTCTAATCCAGCACTTAAACATCTCAGGATCAAGTGACTCACTAAATCCAAACTCATCATACTGACCTGGTTCACCAGTAAGACATATCAAATGATTAGTCCCTCTACGAATTACCTTACCAGTCTTACCAGTAAGAGTGTGTTGAACATAAGATCCTTCTCTAAAGATCTCACCTGCAATATATTTCTCTCGCAATTCTTGTTCTCTTTGTCTATCTCTCTGATCAATACTCTCTTTAGTTGCCTTCTGCCTCTTCCTAAAAGTCTGAGTAGCAACTGGTCTCTGGTTATTTTGAGTCCTAACCTGCTTAGGATCTTGTCCAGGGAGCTGATTCTGATTATAGAACTTTAATTTACCACCAGTATTCTTGGCAATAAACTCCCCAGTCTTCTTATCATGGAATCCACCATGTCCATCAGGAACAAGACCTAACCTCCTCCCTTGTATGGACGCAATGGAGGTCTTAGCTTCTTTACAAAACTGAGAGAAATTCTTCTTCATGTTACTATATGTAGTACTTCATTATAAACTTTATAAGTATATTTATACTCATTCAACTTGGTCGTTACCTTTACGCTTTTCCAAATACGCTCTGGTATAGATTCCACCTCTAACTCCAGTCATAGTTCCTGCACCAAATATTCCACCAGGAGCAATAATTTTACGAGATGCTTCCCCTTTACGAACACCTAAAGTTGGTTCATAAGTAGTTCCATCTAATGTAGCAACTTGAGATTGGGTATTTGTAACAACCTTATCAAAGGTAATTTTAACACCAGATTCACTTCCACTAACAACTGGAGTACCTTGAGCAAAAACCTGACACGAAGAATGATTACCTTTTGCAAGACTACCATTAGCAGCTTTAGATCCCATGACTGCATTCCTCTTTAAACGTGCAGTTTTAATAGGTCTCCATCCCTCTTTAATATCATTTCTAACAACATCTCCTTTAAACTTCTTAACTTCAGGAGCACCAGCAAGACCAGATATTCTACTTATACCACTATACTGTTGAAAATCTGTTGCATTAAAACCAGATTTATAAGTTAGAAATATTCTCTCATATGGTTTTGTATCACTTATAAAAACAAGATCAGCATGTTTATTACCAACACCACCAATAACACCTATTATGTTATGTGCCTTTACCTTACCAATACTAACTGTAACTGGTGTTTCTGAAGCATCAAATATAGATGCATTAATCTCTGATATAATTGATACCTCATGTCTATTCTTAGGTACTCTCTTAAGTGCTCTACCACCTGGGGTTGCAAAGAAGTTGAGCATATTCTGATTCCACATCTTCCCATAATCTGGTTTATCAGAATCATTAGGGAACTTAAAAACAATCCTCAGTTTCTCTGGTTTTGCACCTTTGTTTTGTGTTATAAGACTCGTTATTAGTAGATGTGGAAAACTAGAGATGTTCGCTACCTTCATTTCTTTATAAGGTTGCTTCATATCTTTTAAAATATTAACTATCAGGTTCTTACAATCCTGTCTCTTTTTAGATTCAACTCTAATCAATCCAGTAGTCTTACTACCACCTGGCAATTGTTTATCTATAACCTTATAGGTACTCTGCCTTTCACCCAACTCCCTAAAGATTGCCTTTGCAGTATATTGAGCTTTAAACATTTGTCGTTAGTCCAAGCAGGTCTCCACAATTATTTATGAGAGACTTAATGTAATCCTCGGTTCAGTAACTATAGGGTCATGCCATGTACCTTCTTTAATCCACAGACTATCACCTGGTTCTAATATAACTTCCTCTTGAGGAAGTATCTCCTCAGGTGTTCCATCATCCATTAGATACTTCATAGTTCCATATGCTTGAGTTATCATAACATCTTCTTGATCTTGATGTCTTCCAAAGGTAACCGCTTTAAAACCAATAGAATAATATATGTGCATATGTTTAATATTCCACAACCATGTATTGCTTATAGAATCATGTTCTGTTGTAGTTAATTGATTCTTAATTACATTAAAAGTTTTTCCAATAGATTTGGGACGATATCCTTCTTCATGTAAAACCACAGTAGGTAGAGTCTTAGAATCATATAATACTCTAGTAGTATTCCACTCAAACTCTCTAGCAGTTTTTTGAATACAGTCTTCCCACTCTATTGGAAGATCAGGAAAATGATTTTTAGTTACAACAAAAGGCATATTACTCCCATACGTTAGCAGTGATTTCAATAGAGAGATCATCCATCTCCCATTCTTCTTCAACTTGATAACCCAAGTCCTTAATAGTATTGTGTATTGTCATTCTAGCATACTGTTGAGTTACTTTATCAATAAACCTTTGAACTGGTACATCCAAATCCCAAGTTTCTTGATCGGCAACTAACTCATAAGTTCCTGTATTATTGTTTAATTTAAATCCAATATCATTACTAATAGCAACATCAACATTCCATTGTTTATGTTGATGGTCTAGAGGATTTTCTAGTTGAGCATCCTGAATTACATTATACTGTAGAAGTTCTAATGCCTCTACAAGTTCAGGTTTATTCTTGATTGTGGTCTTGATTGTGCTGAAGTGTGACATCTTTTTGTACAGTTTGTTGTTGATAATACTCTGCCTTGTGAACTCTATTCTCTAAAGAACCCAGTCTCTTCTCAATCTCTGCAGTGAGATTCTCACATGCAGTTCCAGTAACTCCTATAACTTCTTCAGTTACAGTACCATCCTGCCTAATATTAAATATAAGAGTTTTCTTACTACTCATAGGTCTCCCTCCTTACGATTCTCAGAGTAATGTACATCAAATTCTCCACCAGGATAACGGGAACTTAACTTGTCTACATTCATCTCCAGAATTTCGTTAAAGTTAGTATTTAGTGCCATGCAAGCTTGAGCAAGATACCACATAATATCACCCAATTCTCTCTTCATATGATAGATGTTATCATCATTATAAGGTTTACCTTGGAAGATAATTTTCTTGACTATCTCAGTAAACTCACCAGATTCAGCAGATAGACCAACAGCAGCAGTAAGAAGACGGTGAATATTAGAGTTCTCACCATTTAACTCTTGTAGTCTATAAATGAATGCGTCAAAATCTTTTGATGGTTCACTTGTTACACCATCAACAAACTGAGCATATTTTTGTGGATCTACTTCATGCATAGTATTTTCCTACTGGAATATTAAAGGACATAATAGTTCTGGTTTTATCAGAACGTGATACTGGAGACTCATGTAAGAGCACTGCAGGGAAGAGTATTATATCACCCTCCTCTACTTGTGGTTGTATCTTATTGATCTCTCCAAAGAATGGATCTGGAAATGGTTGATAAAATGCTGTTGGTTCATGTACCTGTGGATCAAATTCAACATATAATACACATGATAGATTTGAGAATCCATGATTATGTACACCATGATATTGACCACGAGTATATTTTTGTGACCATAGTTGCCACATCTCAGGTGGTGCTAATGGTAGATTAGTCTGACTGAGAGCATCATCAAGATCTTCTTTGAGAATATTATACCATATATCAAAATAAGTTGCTCTTCCATTAGTAGAAAAATAATCAGTCTGACAATCTTTAACCTCTTGATCTTGGGGACGTACTGACATCTCCCAATCAGCATCAAGCATATCTAATAATTTTTTCTTCTTCTCTTGCCAATTCTGTACACTATATCTTCTACAAGATACAGCAAACATTATCATCTCATCTAGTCTTGCCATAATGAATAACTTCTAATGTATCTGAAGTGAACTTCCTCCAAGGATCTACAACTATACTACCTTCAGGAATCTCACAATATAGTTCATCACTATCAGGATTATCCCAGTATCTATATGTTGTCGTTGCACTATGGGCAAGTAAAAATACAGCAGGTTTGTTGCTATCATACGTATCTCCTGTACATTTGTCAACGTAAGATAATTCAACACTACCACACAACTCCTTACAAAAATGACCTACCAATAAACCATAACTTCCTTCAATGTATGATACTCTTGGTTTATATGCCTTACCATGAATAACAATAGGCATACTATTCTCTAATGCAAGTTCAACTAACCTTCTTGCTAAATTCTTTGCTTGTTCTTCTCTGGATAACATTATACCTTCAAACAAATCATATCCAAGTTCTAACTTCTTTGCCAAAAATCTAAGAGCAATATTATCTCTAGGATGACATGCACCACCATCACCCATACCTGCTGTCATATATGATGAATTAATAATCCTAGTTCCTGCCTGACACAATGCACCAGTAACAACATCAACATTAATGTTACCCTGTCTCTCAGCAACATCTTGAATCATATTAACAAAGCTAATCTTATTACTAATGAATGTATTATAAAAAACTTTTATACATTCACACTCATCCCATGTACCAACAATGTATGGTGGATTGTTCCTTGCTATTGTACTATAAAATTTAATTAATTCTTTAGCATCACCAGTCTCAGTACCATCTTCAGTGCCTATCATTACTATCTCTGGATTTGTAAAATCAAACGCAACAGTACCCATAGCAATAAGATAAGGATTATATACAAACCTACCTTTCATTGGTGTAAATCTTTCTCTAGTAGTACCAGGTAAAACTGTAGAGATTAAAACTATTAAATGATTATCTACGTACTTATTAATTTCTTTTATTACACTCTCAACTATACTATAATCAAAATCTTTTGGTTCTAAATGCATGCATGGTTTACTACCATCATAATCTTTATCATGTGGTGTAGGAACAGCAATAAAAATTATATCTGTTCTAATTACAACTTCTTTAATTGATGGACGAATATCTACTAAAGAACTATCTCTAGGTTCAACATCATATCCAAATACAAAATGTCCTGCCTTAGCAACCTCCTCAGCACAAGGCATGCCAAGTTTACCAAGACCAATAAAACCTATATTCATTCTCTTTCTAAATCAAGAGTTACACAGTGGAATCCACCACTTAAAGTTCTTTGATGTCTCATTGGAAGCATAGCACATTCTATACCATGTTTCTCAAGAATCTTTCTAGTTGATTCTTGATTCTCTTCAAGTGCAACTAGGTTTGGATTAACACTAAACATATTCATATTAACCCATACTGACATATTATTATATCCAGGATAAGATCCTATATCAACTGCCTCTGGTGCATAAACTAAATCCCATTCATTAAAAGGAGAAGGTAACTGATCCTTACTCTTTAACCTAGATGGGTTTGCTAATATAAGACCTTCTCGTAAGAATACTAATGTTGTATCAATATGAGAGAATGAATAAACATCCCTTAGTAAATGAACTCTAACATCAGATCCAGATAATTTTAATTTCTTTTGTAATATCTTTGCACCAAGTTCATTACCACTATTAGATATTAAATATAATATATCATTATTAGCTTTTATAATATTAGCAGCATCAAATGCTGGAGTAATCTCATTCAATGCCAATACATCTGGATTACCAATACAATCCTCATTATATAACTCATTAATATATTGACAGGGCATATCAATAATATTTGGTAAATGCTCACTCATTGCCTTCCACTCACCTCTACGACTTCTTAAAGGCATAGGTGTTGCTAAAGCAAAATCACCATGTACAAATACAGAATCCCTAGGACAATAATTATAATACTTTACTGGTTCTCTCTTTGGACGTACAACCTCTACACCTTCACCTTCTAAAAATTTAACAAATACTTCTAAGTCTTCATTTGCTTCTTCAATTACTTGATCTGGAAATGGTCCAACCTTAATAGGAAGATACTCTTCATCACCAAAACCAAACATCTTCTTCTTTGGTTTTACACCTGCATAATTTATAGTTCTAGTATCCTTTTCTACAGGTGGCATAGTTGCATAATCTGCTACACCAACTATAACCTTCTTCAGTTTATCCCATTCATTTGTTGAGTACATATTCTAAAGAGTTGAAATTATCATCTTATGATCATTTACTTTACCATAAGTAAAGAAATCATCCAAGCTATGCTTATTATGTTCTCTCATCCACCAATGATAATAAGCACGTCTAGAATTTTTATGATGTGTTCTACCAATCATAACATTATTCTCTCCACTTGTCATTGAATCATTAGTAGTTATTAACGGAATACAATAAGTTCTACCACTATGACCTATAAAATAATCTACTGTTCCGCAAGACTGACCAAACTTTGAATCACCAACTACTCTCTCAAAATTCCACTTATCTCCATCAACATGCATATCAACTATCTTCTCAACATAATCTCTCTGTAATATAACAGGTCCAAAATAAGTATGGTTTAATTTTGGATGTAAAAAGAATGGTATAAACCTAGTAGATTCAAATCCAATCTGAAGACAATCCCAATCATAAGGAACTCTATTCATTAGATAATCCCAATTAAAATTCCAATACCTAATTAGATTTAAATCATAATCATCTTCCATTAAAAGTAACCAAGGATCAGTTGAATTGCTCAACCACTCCTTCATAAAATCAAGATGAGTAACTGCATTACCAACAACGTATGCTGGCATATCTTTGATCACACCACTTACTTTATTTGGTCCCCACTCCTTTGCTTTAGACGCAGCATATTTTGAAGAAGAGATTCTAGTAAAATCTAATCTCCAAAACTCAAACTGCTTCTCCATATATTCTCTTCTATCAGTCCTGTTATCAAGATTAACATAATATACATGAGGAAAATTTCTTAACTTATCACTCTTATCATACTTAAGCATAATAATTCATAGTCTTCTTAATCATACCAAGATCATTGGACTTCCCATAAGTAAAAATCTCATCCAAAGAAAACTTCTTACTCTCATTCAACCACCAATCAAAGTATGCTAATTTACAAGCACGTACTACCTTAAACTTTTTACTATCCCTTTTATAGAACTCAGGATTATTTGGTAATAATGGCATGCAATAAGTCTTACCATTATGTCCAATAAAATAATCTACTGTTCCAGACTTTAGTCCAAAATTAAGATTGGCAATCTTACCATTTAAATTATACTTACCATCTTTATAATGTAACCTTATCAACTTCTTAACATATCTTTTATTCAATAAAGAAGGACCAAAAGTAGATGCTGGCATTATGCTATGCATATAAAAAGGAATGAAATGTAAATTCTCAAATCCAAATTGAAAACAATCCCAATCATAAGGAAGTTTTGTTCTAATATATTCCCAATCAAACTTCCAAAAAGGAGACAACTCTTCGCCAACTTCAAAGTCAACCTGATCCTTCATAATGACCAATTCAGTATCCCCAGTTATCTCAGACTTAGTTAACCAGTCCTTTAAAAACTCAAGAACAGATATAGAAAATCCAGCAACACCAACAGGAAGTTTATAATCTGATCTATCAATAAGAAGATTCTTCCACTCTTTAATATTATCAGATGTATATTTAATTTTTACACGAGAATAATCTAAATCTAAATTACTTAGATTCCTATCCATGTGTTCATCTAAAACATTATTATTATTAAAATAATAAATTTTAGGAATTCCTTTAAGTTTATCCTTCAATGCCATGATTACTCATCACTGCTCCATGTTCATAGAGAAAATCTTTTCTCTCTTTTTTTGCTCTGTCTAGTATATATTCATCACTCCACTGAGAGATATCTCTCTCCATAAGATAATCATTATCCTTACCATAAGTAAAGAAATCATCAATACTAAAGTTATCTCTATCCTGAGTCCACCACTCCCAATATGCTTTATAACATTTTATAAAACTAGGTCTAGGATTCCACTTATCAATAGCACCACGATCTTCTGCCCAACTACCAGTGTCACTAACACCAGTAAAATAAGGGACTATAGGAATCAAAGGAATAGAATAACAATTACCAGATTGTGCTATAAAATAATCAGGTGATCCTGATGTATCATCATAATTATCACCATCATGTAATCCAGAATCTCTATTCATATAAAGAGAATTGGCAATATTATAATCAAACTTATACTTACCATCAATGTAATGTAAGTCTAATAACTTCTCTGCATAATGTCTACTCATTAAAGTTGTACCTAAAGAATATTCAGGTTTGGTTGGATGTAGATAAAATGGAACTATCTCTGGAGATTCAAATCCTAATTGAATACAATCCCAATCATAAGGAAGTCTCTCCATCATATATTCCCAACTAAAATGCCAGTAATCAATAAGTCTTATATCATAATCATCTTCCATTAAAATAATATATTTCTCACCTGTACTTTTAGTATCTTCCAACCACTTATATAATAAATCTATAATCTGAGATGAATACCAATTTATTGCTAAAGAACTCTGATCAGAATAATCACCGATTAATTTTTTATGAAAATCTTTTGGTATGTGTATACCAAGAGGTTGCTCTATTCTAGTAAATCTAATACCAGCAAGTCTCATATTATATTCCATCCAATGTCTTCTACCAGTCTGAGTACTGACATTGGTATACAATACATGAGGTAAGTGTTTTAGTTTATCAGCAAAAACAAATTTCTTAACTGTCATGGTCTATAATTCTCCAGATACTTTTCTCCGTACACTTCATACATTTTACCAGTTATATCATAACCTGAGAACTTCTCTGTGTCTAGTGTCATCTCCACATCCTTAGAAGTTCCATAGGTAAAAAAGTCATCAAGGGTAAATCTATCTCTCTCATGCTTCCACCAAAAATAATATGCATTCCTTGCTTTAATATCTCCACTCTCTCTATAGAATCTTTGTATAGCACTATTGTCTTCAAAACTACCAAAGGATGGATTTATTGTAATCAGAGGTAAACAATATGTTCTCCCACAATGAACCATAAAATAATCTACAGTTCCAGGACCAGCAACTAATTTACCAGAATTCCAAGCAGCATTATTAACAGTATTTAAAAGACGATACCTATCACCAACACAATGTATATCTATAAGTTTTTCCACATATTCTCTATGTAAAAGAACTGGTCCAAAATCATGTGCTGATTGTATAGGATGAAGATACATAGGCATCCCCTCTGGATTCTCAAATCCCATGTGAAGACAATCCCAATCATATGGAAGTCTACTCATAAGATATTCCCAATCAAAATGCCATCTCTTAATACAATTCAAATCATAATCATCCTCCATCAATATAAGATAAGGATCATCAGACTCTGCATACCACTTCTTTAAAAACTCAAGATGACTTATTGCATTAGCAGCAATAGGTGGTAGTAAAGTATAATTCTCATAATCTATTATTAAATGACACCAAGAATTAACTTGAGATCCAAGATACTTAGTACCAGACAATCTGGTATGTTCAATACCCCATCTCTTAAATTGCTTCTCCATATACATCCTTCTATCTTTTCTATTATCCAGATTGAAGTAGTATACATGAGGCATACCTTTTAACTTATTATCTAAATCCATATCAACATCTTCTGCTTAGTATTATCAACGTATTCTGATTTCATATCAAAGGTAACTACTCTCTTCCAATCTCTATCAAAACCATAACTAAGAAATTCTTCAGTAGAATAAATCATAGACATATTTTCCCAATAATGCTTTATAGCATCTGCGGATAATCTATCTCTACACAAAGATACATTAAGTTCATCACTCTCTACATAATCACGTTTTATTGATACTAATGGGCAACTATAAGTTACACCAAGATCAAATAAAGTTACTTCAATATTTCCTTCATCAGATTCACTATGACTTCTATCTTTATTTCCATTATACAAATGGAACTTACCATCCTTATAATGTAAATGTTTTAACTTCTTAGCAAATTGTCTGGTAATCATATAGCATCTAGTAGATCTAGATGTTGGTATCCAAGGATGTAGATATGTTCTAATTTGTTCATTACTTGAATTAACAAATAATTGAATACAATCCCAATTATAAGGAAGTTTGTTGTAAAAAGTTTCCCAATTAAAATACCAATATTTTGCTATAGAAAAATCAACTATGTCATCCATTAGAATGCAAACATCTTCATCAGTGGTATCAAACCATTTAACGATTGCATTGTAATGATCTAACGTATTACGTAAGTTCTCAAAATTTAAATTTATATTATCATCACCTATTAATTCTAACCATTGAGATTTAGTTAATCCTTCATCAATATCCTTAGTTGTATATTCCTTTTCATACCTTTCATAATTCTCTATATTCAAACTATCAAAATGATTCCTAATCCATTTATCTCTATCTGAATCATGTTTAGAATTTAGATATATTATCTTTGGGAGACCTTCTAATTTTTTCATCAATGTCCCTCATACTGTGGTAATACAATTTTCATCTCATGGTGTATTGGAGAACCCCAACTGAGAATATCATCTGCACTATACTTGTGACTACTAGATTCCCACCACTTCCTAGTAACAGTAGTAGCAAGTATATCATATAATTTGTTATGATATTGAGCAACTACTTCATCATACATCTCTTCATTCTCACTTGCCTCTTGTCTATTATCTGGTCTAGTTGCTAACCTTTGATTTAAACAAAGTATAGGTAAGGTATATGATTTTCCAACTTGATATATTAACCAATCATCACTACTATAACATTCTCTAGGAATACTAACATCTCTCAAACTATTCGCAAGTTTAAATGATCCATCTGGTTGAAGATGCATCTGCATTAACTTCTCAACAAAATTTCTATTAATCAAAATACATGCAGCAGATGAACTCTCTCCTATTTGTGGAGACAAATGCATATGTAAGAACTCATTATGACAATAATAAAATTGAACAATGTCCCAGTTATAAGGAAGATTTTTATATAAAGTATTCCAATCAAATGGCCAATATTCTATTAGATCCAATGCCAAATCATCTTGGATCAAAATCATATTCTCTGAGATACCAGAATTATACCAATCAATAAACGTCCAGAATTCATTCATCACAATGGATGCATCTGAAGGAGCAAGTAACATTAAATCTAACTTAGGTCCCCATTCATTTATTTTTGAAGTATGAAATCTATTTGCAGATACCCTAGTGTAATCTGTAATACCCCATTTACTAAATTCACTTTCAAGATGTTCCTTCCTCTCAGTTCTATGATCCATATTCAAATAGAATATAGGAGGTAAACCTTTTAGTTTATCATCAAACTTTGTCATGTTTAAATACCGACATGTCAGGAAGATATGGATAGTCTTTATAAGTCCAATGTCTAACAGGTTTATTCACTGCTGTTTGAAATTTCTCCAATCCTTCAGAAGCCTTCTCTGGTGTCATATAATAATGATATCCCATAATGTCTATATCTTGATCTCTCCAAGGTCTATAAAAATCTCTACCATCACATGACATTCTTTTTAAAACATAATATGCCGTTGGATTATCAGTAAGAATCATACCACCACGTCCTAGTGGTAGATGTTTTCTCTGCTGAAAACTTAAACAAAAATATGTACCAGGAATATATGAATCCTTCTCCCACAAAACAGCAGCATCAACAATGTTGGTGCTACCAATATAATAATATTTCTCCCACTCATTAACTTCCCATCTCCATTGTCTTATTCCAATCTTCTTCATGATGAGTGGAACTGAGATATAGGTATTGGTTGGTACTTCTACAAAATCATACTTCTCATATCTCATACATAATTCCATTGCATGAGTACATGAGTCAACTGCTATCCCATAAGTAGCACCATAAAAATTAGCAATCGTTTGTTCAAACTGATGTATTGTTGAATCCCTTACTACTTGATTAGTTTGCTGAATTGTATAGGTCATAATCCATAGCGTAGAGTTTATTAAATTCTTCCATGTCAGGTTCTATAATCTGATGGAATAATTTTCTTGCCAACATAGTATAATTCGGCACAAAATATTTAGACTGCCTTAAATGCTGTATATCCAAATTCATACCAAGAAAATTATTAACCTTCTCTTTTAAATTACCATCTAATTTCAATAATTTTAATTTGCCATTATGCTCTAAACATAGTCTTAAAAACAAGTGTTGAGGAGCAGTATGTTCGTCATACACATACTTCTTATTTTTTACCTGTTTTAATACCCAATCAAATGGAGGTTTAAATCTACACATAAACTCATTCATACCAGACACCCATCTAGTACAAGGATCTCTAGTCATAGCAAAAAATGTATATCCACTCTCAACCAAAAACTCTGCCATAGTCTCATAATCCTTGGCTCTACGAAAATTCTCCAAAGGTATAAAGGTCATACCCTCTTGGATAAATGCTGTTGTTATTGAAGTACTTCCACACTTATCAACATGTAGATATACCAACTTCTTCTTTACATCAAGAAAACAATTAATAAATCCATCTCTATGAACTGCTTGTCCTGTTATTCCTGCCTTTAACTTGTAAGTAAAGGTAGAGCAATACTCTGGATACTTATCAACAAGATCATCTATAACTGCCCTACGTTGAGGAACATCTCTTGATATTAAAGAATCAACTACCATGGCTTAGATACAGTCGGCATCTTCTTGACCGTATCCTGTACCATTGGCAGAACATCATTCTCAACTCTTTCTATTATATCATCTATTACATTAACATCTAAATCCATAAATGGTGGAATGATTCCTAAAATTCTTAGTAAACCATCCACAAATAATGCTAAACATGTAAACCCAAGTATCATACTAATAATAGTAGCATCACGATTATGTTTACGCATAGACTCTTCATCTATTGCTCTTGCCTCATCGACGGCATCCTTAATCAATCCATCTACTTCTTTTTTAGTATAGAACTGTCCTATACCAGGTATGTCATGTATATTTGGACTCATATCCCTCCTTTAGTATATTGTTTTAGGAGGATTAGTAGGGTGATACAAACTCTCCTCTTGCTCCTGCCATATTAAAATATCATCGTTATGTTCTAATATTTTACCAGATCTATATGGTAATACACTTGGATGATCGTACGGTTCTGGTCCAACTAACTCCAACCGAACAGTCTCCAAGATACGATTAAAAGATCTTGCCATCTGACGATATCCTGATCCAACATACATTTGTCCAGCAAAGACAGATACAGTCGCTGCACCCCAGAAAATATAATACCACCTAGATTTAACTTGATGTCTTTGCTTTTTTGTTAACTTAGTCATGAGCTGTAATTTGCATAGTATATCTGTTGGTTGAACCAACATTAGCCGCAATGTGCGGTGTGTCACCTCTCCACATTATATATTCACCTTTGGTCCAGTTCACTACAGGTTTTTTATCAACTTCAAAGTAATGTCCTGATTCCCAATCATTTAGGAATACTAATATTCTACAGATTTTTTCTAATTTGTCAAGATTATGTAGAGTCTTATAACGAGGATAGGTATCTCTATGCTCTGGCATAATCGTTCCAGGTGGCATACAATAAATGGACGAACAAGCATCTTGTAAATTATATTTGTTAACAAGATATCCCTTAACATCAAGACACCACTCAGGAACTCCTCTATACTCCTCTAACAATAATCCTGTATAGTTAACATAAAGATGACCTATAGACTTCCACTTATCTACAGTCTTATCGCATGGGAACTGTCTCCTATCTGGATAATCAATCTCAGATGGATCACCCATTAACTCTAAAGGTACATTCAAAATTCTATCGCCTCTCTATTTTTAGTAAACCAAGTAGCAATAGTATATCTATCATTACCACTGATTGCAGTAACACCATGTAATAAAGTGCTTGGTAAAAATACTACTTTACCTCTCTCAGGAACACACTCTATATCCAGTTCTGGAAAAAATGTATGTCCTCCTTCGTAGTCATCATTCAAATAACATATGGTAGTGAAATCTCTTTCTGTTAAATGCCTATCATATTCACGATCAAACTCATTATCTACATGTGGGTCCATAGCAAACTCACTGTCCTGATCCCATTTAATTCCAGCAGGCCACTTAACAATATTAGTATTCTCTGTAAAAATATATCCATCATCAGGAAATAATTTGCCAATAGTTTGAACCATCATTTGTTCAAAAACTTTAAATCTTTTTTTAACATCATACGTATTAACATTAGTTAAAGAAATAGTTCTACCAACAAAAAATTTATCCTGTAAAGGATCTCTATCTTTAGGAACACTCTCAAAATAATCTATAACCCACTGACATAATTGAGGTTCAATAAAATTGGGGACTTCGTGTATCATTTAACTTCCACACTCCATTAAATATTTTTCTAATTTTCTAACTCCATCTAAAGAATCACCTGCTCTTGATAGTGCTACGTTACAACTATCACATATCCACCCACGAAATTTTCCAGTTTTATGATTATGATCTAAACATAATTTCTTATGTTGGGAACGATATGGTTGTAAAGGTGATTGTCCACAACAATCACATACCTCTGGAATTGGTGGTGCATCTTTTCTGAGATCTCTTCTAATTTTATCATCTTTTTTAACACACTCTTTACAATCAATATTAATTCTTTTTGGAATACCTCCTTCACCTCTAATTCTAAAACAAGATATGTCAAGTTCTCTACCACATTTTCTACAAATTTTAGTGCTAGTCATTCAAATTTAAACCCTCCAAACTTATCTTTAAACTTGGTCTCAGCAGTATTCTCCTTATCATGACCATTATCAACTACATCTTCCTGTGCCTTCTGCTCAACATCATATAGACGCATCTTAGCACGATCTATACCCACAATAAATCTCTTAAAAATTGTAGGATCATTATATCTGTTCTTTAATTGCTTAACCATTATTTGGTTGAGACCTTCCAACTCCTCAGTAGATATGAGAGCGAACATAAGGTCAGCAGTAGCAGGGAGTCCGAAAGACTCTGACGTGTCAGTAAGGTCAACATCGCTAGAACCGTAACCAGAACGAGTAGTTTGAGTAGCACTAATGATCGGTACGTTAGCTTCCACAGCAAGTCCACGAAGCTCTTCCGCAATCGCTTTAATATACGAGTAAGAGTTGACAGTTGAATTACCACGATACCTCGATGATGCACATATGTTTAAGTAATCAATGAATATTATATCAGGTCTAAACGACTTCTTCAATGCAAGTTCATTTAACAATGCTTTAAAATGTCCTGAATGAGCAGATGCAGTAGGGTACTCCTTAATAATAAGTTGTCCCTGTGTCTTACTTAAAAGATTCTGTATCTTCCCTTCAAACATAGATTTAGGAAGATCTGTTATGTCTTGTATGTTGACATTAAGTAGATTAGCGTCAATCCTCTCCGCAATCTTTTCCTCTGCCATTTCCATTGTAATGTAGAGAACATTTTTGCCTTGGAACAACACTGAGCTTGCCACATGACACATGAATAGAGATTTTCCAACACCTGTGCCAGCGAGAGCAATGTTGAGAGTCTTATTCGGTACTCCACCTTTTGTAATCTTGTTAAAGTATTCAAGATCAAATGGGATCTTCTCTTCTTTCTTATGGTAGTACTCATAACGTTCATCAACATTGCCAAAATAATCGTGTCCTATATTATTATCAAAGGATACTGCTAGAGCATCAGATAATATTGTAGGAATAGCATCTTGTGTTTTCTTATCATCTTGTCCATCAGCAATACCAATAGACTCCATGAGTGCCAAATATATAGCACGTTCTCTACACCACTTCTCAGTAGAGTCTAACAACCACTGCTGATCTTGTGGACGCTTCTCAAGAGTACCAACCAACTGTTGTATTTCTTGAAGACTTTGTTCTGTAAGATCTCTACGATTTGAGACCTCGATAAGTAATGCTTCAACAGTTATCTGTGAATCATACTTAGCAATAAACTGAACAGTCTCTTCAAAGACTATCTTCTGTCCTTGCTCTTGGAAGTATTCTGGTTCTAAAAAAGGGATTACCTTCCTAGAATAATCCTCATTATAAATGAGATTCTCAAGGATGGTTACTTCAAGTGATTCCATCACATACCATAACTAAATTCTTCTTTTGCTATAGCGTCTAATTTTTGTAATATATCTTCTGTAAAATACTCTTCTGGATCTTTATATATTGCTTTGGCATAAACCTTCTTACCATTAATCTCGTATCTACCTGCAACATTTTTCCACAACCCTCCGATCTCACCTAGTTCAAGTAGACCGTAATAACGATCTAATCCTCTTTCATCAAAATAAAGACGTATGTTTACTTCTTTGTTTTCTTTGGAGAGTCTAGATTTGGCTGTCTTAGCTTTAATAATGTTTCCAACAACTTCGCTCTGATCCTTTTCCTTTTTTTTGCTGAGATAAATGATCGTAGACGAGGCGTACTTGAGGCCACTGCCTCCTCCCATTTCTTTAGTAGGGACGTAACTACCGATAACATCGTATGTGTGATTTGTGACTATAAGGGGTATGTTTGCTTGACCAAGCTTTAATGTTAGCATACGAAATGCTCCCTTGACAAGTTGAGATTTGGTCATGTCTCTAACCTGCTTATCATCTAATGCATCTCTGATCTCTTTTTCAGTAGATAGCATTCCTAAAGAGTCTAACACAAACATACATGGTTTGCGATCCTCCTCAGATTTTTTTAAGTATATATCAACTGCCTTTAACGCCTTTGATCTAAACTCTTCTATGGTGACTACATTTACCACCACAATTCTATTTAGGTCAACCCCACGAGATTCAAGTAACCCTTTATTAACAGC